ACCGCCGATTGAATCCACGAAGGATTGGTCTGCGACAATAACTTGAGTTACAACATTGTCTTTTATCTCCGCAAAATATTGCGCCATTTTATCTCCTTATATCGCGTATCTAACAATAACAATTCCTGAGCCGCCTTTACCGCCTGTGTATCCATTTACAGATGCACCGCCGCCTGAACCTGTGTTTGGTGTTGCGGCATTTCCATTAGCACCATTTACTCCTGCGCCAGCACCGCCTGAACCTCCTGCGCCACCTGATGCTCCAAAGTAACCAGCACCACCTCCACCACCAGCAATATAACCGCTAACACCTAGACCAGTTGTAGATAGTGCAGTTGATAGCCAAGTTGCATTGGTGTAAGTATTTACACCTGCACCTCCAGCACCGCCAGTGCTTCCATTAGGAGCGTTATTACCAGCAGAACCAGCACCGCCACCTCCACCACCCGGATATGGGTTGCTTGAATATCCACCGTTACCGCCACCAGCGTTACCTTGTCCAGATGTAGCAGAACCACCAACGGTTGTTCCACCACCAGAACCAGCGCCACCGCCACCAGAACCACCTGATGAACCGCTAACTCCGTTACCACCTCCACCTCCACCAACTGATGAAGTTAAAGATGCAAATTGTGAGTTAGCACCATTAGATTGATGTGCGCCACCTGCGCCAATAGTTACAGTATTATTAGTGTTAGCAGTAAGAGCCTGAGATGCAAAACCTAATACACCACCCGCACCACCGCCACCGCCGTTGTCTGAACCACCGCCACCACCTGCAACAACCAAAACATCACAACTCAATCCCTTAGCAGGGGTAAATGTTCCGCTAGATAGAAATGCGTGATACCAGTAAGTACCGTCGGTTTGAATAATATCTCCACCGCTTGCGTATGGGGCAATAACAGGAGTAGTGCCTACTGCGGCTAGGCCGTATAGGGAGAAGGTTGAGTATTGGGTATAAGATGCAGATGATTCAGGATAAAAAGTAATTGAAGTAATAGCAGGGTTTCCGCTATATGTCCAAAGCCCTGCACCCATTTCTATAATTGCTGAGGTAGCATTATTTTCAGTAACGGCATCTGCATAATAACTTTTTGGATTGCTTGAAGTATAGTTAGGAATATAAACTTCATCATTGCTAAATGTTAATGCCGTAGCAGTTGTGGCAGTTGATTGCATATCAAGCCCACCAGCAGTTGAAGTTCCTGAATAACTTGCGCCACCACCAGAACCTGTACCATACAAAAACTTTCCTGTATAACCAGTAGTTGTTCCATTAAACTTCATATAACCTTGTGATGAATTTGTACTTGCTTGATTAGTTCTAGTGCTAAGTACAATCTTCAAATCTGTATAGCCAGTTTGTGGAATGTTGTTAAATGTTACAGAGGATGCCCCTGCTTCACCGACGGTAATTGTCTCTAAAAGTACATAATTTGCGCCCATTGTTATACCGCCTTAATTCCGTAGATAGAGAAAGTTGAGCCAGCGATAATGTTATTGGCTGAAGCCATTTTGAGAGTTATAGAAGTAATGGCAGAAGTTGAACGCCAAAGACCAACCGAACTACCCACCATAGTGCTGGCAGGGTTCCAGCGAGTTAATACCGTTTTGTATGTATTTGGATTTGAGTAATTCATTATTTGAGTAACTATTGCAGAATAATAAGTGCTATTCGGCGTATCCTCGCCAATTTGCAAAGAAGGTTGAGAACTATAACGGTTTGAGTATGCACTTGAACCATTGCCATATAAGCGAGTAAATGAATAATTGCTAGCAGTATCACCATTGAACTGCATATTAAAGCCGTCTGTGGCAGATGTTCCTTGAACTGATGAAATAAGAATTAAATCCGTGTAACCAGTAATTCCAGTTAAATCAAATACAACAGATGTTGTAGATGAACCGCTAACGGTTGTAGTTTTAAGAGCCACATAAGTATTAGTTGACATTATTTAACTCCGCCTTACTTTATGCCGTATAGGGAAAATTGAGAATATTGTGTCAAGTTGCCGCTATTTGGAAATATCGTAATGCTATTGACAGCATTTGTATTTCTCCATAAGCCTGAGTGCATTACTAATGTACCGCTGCCATTAAAATCATCACCCGAAAGTGCGCGTGTTGTTTTATATTTATTTACATTTGTATAATCCAATAAATCTAAAATTCCTGCGCTAAAGATATTTGCAGTAGCACTTAAAGTTTTCCAACCGATAGAGGTTGATGGAGTTACTGGACCGCTACCCACGGAACTTCCATTGCCATATAAATAATGAAAACCATAATTGCTTCCAGTATCACTATTGAATTGGATACTTGTATCGTCGGCTACGGTATTTCGTGCAAACATACGAATCTGCAAATGCTTATACCCAGTCTGCGGTATGGCTGAGAAGGTAATAGAACTAGCACCACCGCTAGGTACGGTTACGGTAGCAAGAGCATCGTAAGAGCCTGTGAGGGTGAATGGTGTAGTAGTTGGTCCGGCACCAAAACCAAAACCGCGAGCTGAAAGCCCACCAAAACTATTAAGTAGAGGCGACATTTAAAACCTACGCAAACTTGGTTTGGGAAGCAAATACTGTGTATGCCGCTGATCCAGTCTTAAAAATTACGTATGTATAAGCATCGGTTGAAGATGCGTTTCCGGCAGTCCAAGCAGTTCCACCTTGGTACTTAGGAGTAACCGAAGTTCCGTCAATTGTAAAAGCCGATGCGTAATAAGCAGTTGAACCTTGGGCTGCTAAAAATGTAATAGTGAGAGAATCTCCTGTAGCCATTACCGTATTAAGAGTAGTCGATGAATCTCCGCGTACATTTAGGGTCCAGTTAGCAGATGCTGAAGTTGTGTAATAAAGAGTTCCCTGAGTATTAGCATCGAAGTTAATTGTTCCCGTAGCAGCAGTAGCTGAAACCGTGGTAATTTCGCGTGGAGATTTAATAAGCGGAGAAGCATTAAATACGGCAGAACCAGTTCCCGTTATTGTGTTAAAACCAATTACTTCATAATCCCAAGAAGCAGCAGTTGTTCCGCTTGTAAGGATATTGATAATTTTGATACTTGTTCCAGGGATAACCGTAGCAATTAAATTTGAACCAGATGAGTTAACCGTCAGGTTACCTGTGCTGTTATTTTCAATAACATATCTAGTGCCTACAGTCATTGTAGAAGCAACTGGCATAACTACTGTTTGAGTAGATGAACCTGTAAAAATTTGTTGATTATTACTTGTATTGGTTAAAGTTGTAGTTCCAGCAGCAGTTGCTGTGGTCGTATAACCAAGTACAAAGTTATTGATAACTGGATACGACAATGTTGGAGAAGTTCCAAATACAAGCGAACCAGATCCTGTTTCATCAGTTACTGCCGTTGCGAGGTTTGCAGAAGAAGGGGTTTGTAAAAATGTTCCCACGCCAGTTCCGGGTGTTCCAATTGCACTTACAAGAGCATTAGCCTCATCAAAATCAATAGCAGTTGGGACTGGGTAAATGATTGCTCCAGCAACGTGAGATGCTGCGCTTGTATTATCATATCCGCGGGTAGTGATATTGATTGTCGTGCCTGTACGCGAAGTGGCAAGAATCTTTTCTTCTCCGGCTAAACCAGGGTCAATGACAAACGAAAATGAGCCAGTAGGCCAATTAGTAGCATCGCTGATAGTTAGCGAACTTGCTGAGTTCGTAATGGTCGATGTAATAGTTGTTGGTGTTGCAGCACCTTTGTATTCACGTCTTGCCATTGATTAACCTACTATCTCTCTAAGTTGGGCATAAAAAATACCGCGAGCTTTACCTTGAATATCCAGCGCATCAGGGAGCCATTGATAATCATACATTACCACTTGATAAGAAGTATCAGATACTTGTAAGGTAACTATGTTTTGGTTCTGATGGAGGCCTACTAAAAATTGAATTTCTGCATCCGAGTCTTGCGCCCAATCCTTATCGCCTAGCGTAATTGTTGGGTAAATAAGAATCGGGACATCCCATTGGGCAGTACGAACTGGGGTCGGATAAGAACGTAAAGTCCAGCGGGTAAGAATTGGGCTATTAGTCCCATCTGAAATTAATTTAATTACTACTTGAAAATTTTCCCCAGATAATTGACCGCATGGAAATGCGTGTGATGGAGATACGCTTCCCGCAACTGATGAAGTTCCAATAATATTAGCATTATTGACATCAATATATTGGTCGCTTTTGTCAGCAACAATTCCTACCTGAATACTTCCCTTTAATGGCTCATGTTTAATATCTAAATACATAGCTACCTTTGGATCTGAAATTCCATAAGAAATAACGCCAGAAACAAAAGAACCAGATGGGACGGGAACGCTAGATTCAGCTACTAACCCATAACCGTCCACGGTGAAATAACGCTTATTATTAAAAGTAACCACCGAACGAATCGTTCCTGTGGAATAAGACATAATGTCTGCTGCATAAGCAGGAACAAGCGGGGTGGTAAAAGTAGTTAAATCCATGCGACCTAAACCGCTTGCATTATTATTGTAATTAGATAAACCATACCAAACAAAACGATCTTGTCCTTCAAAGCAATAAACAGGTGCATCTGAAAGAATTAAACCGCCAATAGTTAAAGATCCGTCAGCATTAACTGAACAAAAACGAACGCCACGATCAGAACCAAGCATAATGTAACCAAGGTATGAACCAATAGAGCGAACAATTTCACCATCTGGCAATTCTCCGGCGACAATAGGAACGTCTAAAGAAGTTCCATCAGATTTAATAGCGGTGCGGTAAATTAAAGATTTATCGCCAGCATAGCCAGCAGCATAAATTTGAGATTGGCCACCACAAATATCTACCCAGGTAAAATTACGAGAAGATAAGTCAAGAAGCGCTGTTGGCAAAGCACCCGTGGTTGTTACGTTATAAAGTTTTCCACTACCAGCGGCCATTAAACGAGATTTAGTAAAGCGAACTAGGCTTACTGTTCCAGTTGCATAATTAGATACCGAAGATCCACCAGCAGTTCCCGAATAAATTCCACTAGAGCCATTGGCTGTGTATATTGTATTTCCGTCAGTATCAATTGAAGTGGGAGTTCCAGAAGATCCAGTAACAGATGTCCAACTAGCTAAAGTTCCTGAAGAGAATTTAATGTTTGTTCCATCGATAACATACATATAAGTTCCAGCAACTACACATTGCAAACCTGTATTAGTCGTGGTGTAAACGCGAGAAGTATCATTAAGAAGTTTTAATTGCCATGGATCCCAAGGATCAATTCCAAGTCCATCGTNGTATCTACGAAGTTCTGAACCAGCGCGATCTAAGTAAGTTTGGCCTTCACCATAAAGCCAAGTTTCTTGTGATCTGCGCCAAAACTGTTCAGGGGAAATAGATTGCTCACCTGGGGTATTTGAATTATCTGCTTGAGTACGAAGCAATGGAAGTGAATTGCGTTTAAAGCGAGCGCCCCAAACACCGATAGCACTTGGATCCCATTGAATTCCATAAGCGTGTCCACCAAGGGAAATGGGAAATGGATAAGGAACTAAACCATTGCTAGCAGTTCCCGCAAAATATGGTTCTGCTGGATCGTAATATGGACTATCGTATTTAATGATGTTCGTCATAAATTAAGATTTAAAATTAGGGTATAGGGCTTCCAACTTAGCGGCTTCAGCAGCAATGCGCTGTGCGCGTAGTTGTTGTAATCCGCGTGAAGATTGAAGGATTGCTCCTGGCGCTACTTCACCTGCGCGACGAGTATCTCCTTGACCTTCAGTAAAGTTTCTTTTAATTTCTCGGCCTTCCATCAAGCGAATTGCAGCACCGATTGGTGGTAAGTCGCAAGCACTTTGCAAAAGCCCCGTAGAAGATACATTTGCAAAAGGAGTAGATGGCATTGTAAATACTGAACGGTATAAAACACGCACGTTATAACCAGGGTAAGCAGGTTGGTACAATTGAATAGAAAGCCCTGAAGGATATTGAGTAGTAATTGCATTACGGTTCAAACGAAACCCATTTGTTGTAATGCGAGGGTTATCAAGTTGCGGTCCGGGTGTTAAATATTTAACTTCATAAATTGAAAGAATTTGATCTGAGATAGGACCTAAATCATAACCATTTACTGTAGCGTTATACGTGAGGTCAACTGAACCCAAAGCAAATAAACCATTAGAAGGAGCAGATAAATCTCCAAGGTCGTTACCTAATTGTTTCCAAATTTCATCATCGGTAAAACGTGGGGCTACATGGACTAAGGAATTTGTTGGTGCATCAACATCTGTTGAACCATCTTCTCCTGCTGAAACTTCGGCAGTTTGTCCATTTACTGACCAAACATAAAAAGTATTTGTTCCAAGCGATAGACGAGTTCCTACGCGAATACCATTCATTTCATATCTAAAAGTTAATGTGCCACTACCCTTTGTATAAGGCAAAGCTAATTTATTACGGTTCTCAGCATAACCACTCATTAAATATGAACGAGTCTGCGCTAGCCAGTCATTGCCTGTTGTCATAAATTCACCGGTGTCGTGTTAGGTTCGTAAACGCTTTTGCCTGTGAGAGATTCTATCGCACTTACGGCGGTTTCGATCTTCTTTGCTTGACCTTCTAAAATCTGACCCGACTCTACTTCAAAACGAGTTTCGGCTTTTGCTTCAATTTTTGCCGCCCCGTCAATACCTTTAGGTTGTAATCCTTGTTGGCGAAGTCGTTTATAAGCTGGCATATCTTTAGCCCAACGCTTTTCTCGCGCTTCAACCGCATCTGCGCCAGGGTGTCGAGTAGGCATAGTGCCATTGCCAAAACCAATGGAACGAATTCTATCTAATGAAAATTCTTCATTATCGATTGGAAGGTTTTCTCCACATAATTTGCAAGTATAAACTTTAGTAATAGACCCACTTTTTTTATCTTCAATAAAATTCATTTTTCTGTTTGCATGATTGCAATCCATTTTTACCCTTTCTTATCCAACAATGTTATCAGCATATCCTGCTGCAATTAAAATTGCTTTTTCATTAGCATTAATTTCATAAGAATGACCACCGTAAAAAACTTTTTTAACTCCAGGGGTAACACTAACTGTATTCCCTAACGCATCTTTAACTATACGCTCGTCCCATAATGGGGGTTGAATTTCACTTACTTGATTAAAAGTATTAATCCATACATTGATGCCACGCGGAATAGAAGGTTTAAAATATGCAAATGGGCGTTGCTGCCACATTGGAACATTTTGAGTAACAACAGGAACCATCACACGTGAAGGTGGTGTAAAAGTTGCCATAGTTGCTCCTTACTAAAAGGGTAAAGCGGGGGATGAGGATAAGAAAGGTATAAGTACCCTCATCCCCCTAACTTTATTTATTGACCGAGCGCAGAACCTGACTCGATGCGGTATAGAGCAGCTTGACGGAATGGAGAATATCCAACAAAGTGCTTCCAGCCGATACCTGTGAAACGACGCAATGTATCGATAACAGGAACGTCAACGATAATTGCTTGCTCACCGTAACCGCCACCTGTTGAGAACGCCTTAGCAAGAGCCTGACGACCCATGACGAGTGTTCCGTAAACATCAACAGCAGAAACTACCAATGTAAGGGAAGTTCCTGGGTTCACATTTGAAAGACCAGCAACAGAAACTGTAAGAGTTGTTGTTGATGGAACAGTTGCAAC